GCCAGACGAGGATCGCAACGGTTAAGCCTAAACATGGCTTCATCGTGTATGATGATACAGTTCAGAGAAGAGCCATGTTTGAGGTGAGATATGGATACAAAGGTAATGGTACAATCAGAGTCGGAGAGGTCATGACACGGGATGAGTTCTATGAGTTCACTGGAAGCACGATGAATGAGGGCATAATAAATCCTTACGGCCGGCTGCCAATGATTGAGTATGCACTGAACCAGGAACGCATCAGTTTGTTTGAAGGCATTGCCGGCATGACAGAGGTCTATAACAAGACAATCGGTGAGAAAGCCAATGATGTTGACTCTTTTGCGGAGGCCTATCTTGCGATTCTGGGAGCAGAACTTGACGATGACGGAATATACCGGATCCGGGATAACCGGATCATCAATCTGTATGGCACTGATGATGCAAAAGACATAGTTGTGCAATTCCTGCAAAAGCCTACGGCAGATGGTTCACAGGAGAACCTACTGGACAGACTGGAAAAGCTGATCTATCAGACAAGTATGGTAGCCAATATTTCCGATGAGAATTTTGGACAGACGTCAGGCACAGCATTAGCATACAAGTTGCAGGCCATGAGCAATCTGGCGCTTACCGCTGACCGCAAAATGATTAAGAGCATGTCTGCCAGATATAAATTATTTTCTTCTCTGCCCACAAATGTTCCGGATCCGGATGCGTGGAAAGAAATCGATTATAAGACAACCCGAAACATCCCCAAGAATCTGCTGGAGGAAGCACAGACGGCACAGGCTCTTGATGGTATCACATCCCAAGAAACGCAGCTATCTGTTTTAAGCGTCGTGGGAAATGCATCTGACGAGATTAAGAAGATGGAAAAGGAACAGCAGACAGCACAGGAAAATTCCACAGGGCAGCGATTGATAGAGAGGTTGAACAATGGACAGCAAAACATATTGGAGCCAACGGGAAGCGGCACAGCTTCGTAAAAATATCAAAGACGAGCTGGTGTACAATAAAAAAATCAAAGAGACCTATGATTACATGCTGGATAATATCCAGAAAGAGATCAATGGCTTTTATGCCCGTTATGCTACTAAAGAGGGGATAACCTTAAGCGAGGCAAAGAAGCGTGTTAGTCAGCTTGATATCGATGCTTACGGGCGAAAGGCTAAGCGGTATGTAAAGGATAAAACCTTCACGAAAGAAGCCAATGAAGAGATGCGGTTGTACAACGCCACCATGAAGATTAACCGATTGGAACTCTTAAAAGCGAACATTGGTCTTGAGCTGGTGGATGGTTTTGACGAATTGCAGAAGTATTTTGACACCACGCTGACAGATCGGACATTGGCAGAGTTCAAGCGCCAAGCTGGAATCCTTGGCAAGTCGGTTCTGAACAACGAAAAGACAGCACATTCCATCGTGAATGCCTCTTACCAGAATGCAAAGTTCTCTGACCGGATATGGATGTACCAGGATATGTTGAAAGCAGAATTGTCCAGTCAGCTAAAAATTGGTCTGATACAAGGGAGAAATCCCAGGGAGCTGGCAAGGCATATCTCTAAAGTGTTTGGAGTGAGCCGGAATAATGCGGAGAGACTTATGCAGACAGAGCTTGCCAGGGTACAGACAGAAGCCCAGAAGCAGTCCTATGAGAGAAACGGCTATGATCAGTACGAATTCATTGCTGAACCTACCGCTTGTCCCATATGCCAGGCGCTGGACGGGAAAGTATTCGATGTTAAAAAGATGCTGCCAGGGGAGAATGCATCTCCCATTCATCCACATTGCCGCTGCAGTACTGCAGCACACATGGACAAGGAAGAATTCGACAAGTGGCTGGATTTTTTGGGCAAGGGCGGAACTACGGAAGAATGGGAGAAGATTAAAGCAAAAAGTGTTGTAAAATCCGGCAAAGGTGATACAATAACATCAGGAGCAGTAAGCGGTGCAAGAAATCCATTTGGAGGAGCCGCCAGCGAACATGCGGAAAAATATTATGGACTTATACGCAGCATGACAACTGACGTTTCAAAAATTGCGAAGAATACAGAATATTCGGAAGAAGAGATTCAAGCAATTAAGAATTATCTATTTATTGATGAACATGACTTAGGAGATAATGGCGTTAAGCAGTTTGACCCGGATTATATGATTGCAGAATCATGGCAACGTCTTATAGACGGAAAAATGGAACAGCATGACTTAGTGCTGATAAAACACGAAGTCATGGAAAAGGAATTGATGCAACAAGGAATGACGCAGGATGAGGCGCATCGAGCAACAGCACGTATATATGATTACGGAGAGGAGGCAAAGAAATTTTATGCTAAGATTAAGAAATATAAAAAAGAATAGCGGTATAATTTCGGCTTCCTACGAACCCGAAGATTCTGGGAAGATTGGTATGATTAAGATTGATATTGACACTGGAGAAGTAGTCGAAAAAGAACTATCTGATTATGATAAAGACTTTCCGTGGCATTTCAGTCATGCGGTGAAGGCGTTAAAAGATTTGGCGAAAGAGGATTCTATGCCAGATGAAAAATTGGTAATGTGGTATTAGATAGCATCAGTCGATAATGACCGGTGCTATTTTTATATCCAATTTTAAGAGAAAGGATGGTGAAGACAATGAAATTCCGGAAAAAGCCTGTAGTGGTGGAAGCGTTCTGTTTTAAAGGAGCCGACTCTGAAATTAACGCTCCTGATTGGTTTGCGCAGGCATTACAGAATGAGAAAGCAATATTGGATCGTGCTTTAAAAGACGGACATGCGCATGTCTATGGCTGCACGATTGACACGCTGGAGGGTAAGATGCATGCAAGGATTGGTGATTACATTATTCGTGGTGTGAACGGTGAATTGTACCCGTGCAAGGCAGACATCTTCCGTAAGACATATGAAGCAGTGAAGTGAGAGGAGGAGCTATGAAAAAGTTGAATCTGAATGAGGCTATCAAGGTCAAACTTACCCCGCTGGGAGTAAATATATTTTATCATCAGTATGATGAGGTAAACAAAGTATTGTCACAACGGGGTGGAAAACAGATAGCATCAAGCATGCCTCGAATTGACGAGAATGGATTTACAAAATTTCAACTTCATTATTTTATGAAACTATACGGAAATTATATGAGACTTGGCGCCGAAAACGTAATTGAGAATCTTTCCATTTACATCTATGACAAAGACTTAGAGGATTGTGAGGAGGAATGATAAATTGATTGAAGTAAATGTCCAAAAGGACAGCATATCAGTAACCGGGCATGCCGGGTATGCTCCACCGGGGCAGGACATTGTGTGTGCTGCGGTGTCAACCCTCATACAGACTCTGGCGGCATCACTGGACAGTCTGACGGACGATAATCCAGATTATACGATTGCACCGGGAGTATTTATTTTAAAAATTAAGGATTTATCGGAGAAGTCGCGAACTCTGGTAGATTCTTTTTTTATTGGTATCTGCGGTATTGCGGATGCCTATCCGGATTACGTCCGGATTGTATAAACTTTGTCTTTTTTCCGTTAGACATTAAATAAATGGATTGGGCCGGCGGGCATTGTACGATAGACCATTAAAAACCAGATGGAGGTAAAGGAAAATGAAGTATATGAATAATCACTATGGGGAATCAAGAATCTTTGAGAAAGCGTCCTTACAGCTATTTGCAGAGGATGATACTGAGGACGAAGAAGAGGATCCGGACGATGATCCTGAAGACGACGAGGAGGAAGAGGAGGATAAACCTGATAAGAAAGGAAAAGGCGAAGGACGGCTTTATACGAAAAAGGAGCTGGGAGCCATCGTTGCAAAAGAAGTTCAAAAAGCTCTAAAGGAAAAGAAATCTAACCAGTCAGAGGCTGAAAAGCTGGAAAACCTGACGGAGGAGCAGAGGAAGCATAAATCTGATACAGAACTAGAGGAACTGAAACGTAAGGTTGCCCGAATGGAATTATCTAAAGTTGCATCCAAGGCCTTGAAAGCTGCTGACATTGAGGTGACGGATGAAATTCTTGATTTTGTTGTTGGTGACGACGCAGAAAGCACCAATGAAAAGATTGAGAAATTCATTGAAGTCAAAAACGGAATTGTTAAGTCCACTGAAAAGGAGCGAAGCAAAGGGAAAACCCCTAAAGTTGCCACCAACGAAGGA